CCTCCTGCCATGCAGCATAAGCAGCATCATATTGTGCCTGAGCATTAGCATGCGCCGCTTTCTCATCGTCATTAGCGCCATCGGCAACCATCTCCGGCGCCTGCGGTTCCACCGGCATATCCTGCTGCGGCTGCGTCTTGAGACGGGAATAAGCCTGCGCCCATAGCGGCTGCGTCACATCGGCGTCGAATTCAACGAGACGTTCCCAAACGAAACCTTTCCCCGAGTTGAACGCCGCCTCGCTGATGTAGCCTCGAAACCGAGCCACAGCCGCAGCATCATGATTTGACACGGTATCCAGATTGTTGAGGCGCACATACAGGCTACGGCGCTCGCCATAGCTTGTTTCAAGTTTTGCGGTGATGGCCATGATTTGCTTCCTTACGCGGCCACAGAGGCCAAAGCCTTGAAAACGGCGGTGGAACCAGCGGTGCCGCCTGTGGTGCACTGCATCCCGGGAGGTCCGCCAGCCGATGCCGCGCTGTTGAACACGATGTCACCCTTGGCGTACTCGCCCGAAGTAGGCGGCAGGGTGCTGGAATAGGTGATCGAGCGCGCGCTAGGCCCCGACCCCAACATCAGCGATGCAATCAGAGGTTTGTAGCGTTGTGCAGTGCTACGACCGGCGGTGACGGTTGTATTCGGACCGGTTATGAAAAATGCAGGCGATGACGTATGGCCTACAAGGACATTGCTATCCGCGTCATAGCTCAGCCCGAAGCCTCCCGGAGACAGTAGCGTATGCGTGTCCTGCAGGATGGTGTTGTCGCCATAGCGTCTCGATCCAACGTAGGTGGCTTGGTAAGCAGCGCTGCCGTTGCTGAGGCTGCGGGCCAAGGCTGAAAGACCCCTGGTGCTGCCGAAACGACCCATGATCACGCCGACCGTAGCGTAACCCCCTTCAGCCATGCTTTGCCCGCCCATGAGCAAGCCGAGTCCGGAAGTCTGCGACGGACCGCAATCGGGCTCGATATACAAGCCCAGAATGACGTTGGGCGCGTTCTCACCCGTCGCGAGGAACGCGCCGCCTGCCTTCCACTGCATTCCAGGCGCCCAAGTCGGGTAGATGTAGTTGGCCGATCCGTTGCCGGAAACCTGTGCCCAAACGGCAGCATTAGTGCCGGGCTGCGTGTTCGAGGCGGCAGCGTCCTGCCCATCCATGACTTGCCAGTTAGCTCCAGCATAGGAGCAGGCACCGGGCACTGTTCGTCCGCCGACGCCCACCGTGCCGCAACGCGCCATCTGATCGCCGATATGCGTGTTGGCGAGAAAGGCCTTGATCACAAAGCCCCAATCGCCGCAATTCACGATGTCATTCGCACCGATGATCCCGGCGTTTCCGTCACCGCCTTGGATCCAGTAACCCGCCCTACCTGCGCCTTGCAGAAGGTTGCGCCAGATCATCATGCCGTTGACGTTGCCACCAAGGTCATTCGAGACGGCGCGCACCAGATCACCACTGAATCCGATGATGTTGTTGCCCTCGACCACCGCCCGCGCATGGCACTGAACGCCGTGGTAGATGCCGGGCCGATTGAAGCCTGTCCCGACCAACGTCAGACCAGAGATGATCGATCCATCGCCTCCGCAGACGACGGAATTTTGAACCGCCCCGTCCAAGGTGTTGAAGCGGTTGACGATGATACCGGTGCAATCACCAAAGCGAATGCCCCAATTGCGATTGGCGCTGGAACCACCGGACTGACCGGACGATGGCCCGAGCAGATGGACGGTCTCATTCAGCTGCCATGTGGCCGAACTGTAGTACAGCGCCGGACGAAAGCGGAACACGCCTCCCATGCAGTAGGTATCGCCAGGCTGATAGCCACCCCGCCACCGCGCGAAATCACGCAGAGCTTGGAAGGCTGCGAAGTCATCATGCTGATTATCGCCCCACGCACCGAGCATGTCGAAGTGACAGTCGCCCTCGGGATCGAGGTACCAAGACTTAGCGCCGCCGTTGCTTTTGACCCACCACTTGCCTTCGCCAAAAGCCGGCAAATCAGCCTTTGGGGCTTTCCAAAGCGTGTAAGACGCCTGCCCCCAACCGGTGAGCCTGTAACCCGTCGTTGTGATCTTGCCGGTACCATTCGGGATCACCATGGACGCAACATCGGTGAACAAGCCGACCGCCATGACGTTGCCACCAGGATCACCCTTGTCACCTTGGAAGCCGGGGTTAGCCTCGACAACCTCATGGGCAAAGTTCTCGAGCGCTTTGTCATCGCTGTCGATCGGCAGTGTGCCTTGCAGGCCCGTGCGACGCATCACGTCCGCAAAGGACTCGCCCCGTGCGCCGGACACGTTGATCTTAACCGTTGGAGAGACGGCCATCAGTAGGTTACTCCTGGCGTGAGAAGGACTTGGCCGGCGGCGGGGATGTGCTGGAAGCCGCCCGGATATGTGAGGCGCAGATCGTAGGCGAGACGCACCACCTCGGTAGCGCCCGGTTGTCCCGAAAAAGCTGCGCCGTCGATGAACACCGTAAAGATGCCGAATGCCGGTTCGTTGATCGTGATGACCGCCGTTGCCAAAACGGGACCCTGTCCGGCCACCGCGCGCACTCGCAGTTCGAGCGTGCAGTTCGTCAGGTCGATCGGCAGATTATCCGTGTCGCTTAGCTGCCACGTCTCATGATAATCGGCGTTACGATAGACCTGGAGATCAAGCCGCTCAGTTCGCATTGGAGAAGTCCTCCACGAAGCTGATCGAGGTTGTCGAGAACATGCCAAGCTCCATGTCAGGAATGAGGCTCTGGCCGATCTCGGCGCGGCACTGCACTAGGGGCCAATCGAAGTTCAGAGAGGCCGGGTTGACGATCTCCCGCCGCAACGGAGGCGAGATTACGCATTCGGCCCGCTGACCGTCGCCAGGCAGGAAGTCGCTACGGCTGATTACGCGTTCAATCAGATAGGCTCGACCATCGACGCTGAGTTTTTCGCCACCTCGTAGACGCGATCCTTGCTTTACGTCGATTGTCAGCGTCGTGGCGCGCACGGGCGCATAGTAGACGGTGTTAGCCAGGATGTGCGGCGAGGCAAACTGCACAAAGCTCGGGAACGCATCGTCGTCCCAGAACAAATCAGAGGGGTCGGCATCAGGGGCGCCAACATAGGGCCTAGGAGCCGTCGCCAGCGATAACAGGGGCACCAACACCGCACGCGCCCCTCCGCTCAGGTAAGAGACCCACTGATCCCACAGGCGCTCCAACGCAGGATCATCAATGTCGATGTCGCTGTACTCGACCCGCCAACGCCCGCCACCATCGGTCTGAATTACTGTCTCGTCGCCACTGATCGCCGTGCCGCCGCTGATCACGGTAGGCATAACGCCTGCCCGTACGCTGGTCGGGTTGAACAGATGAGCCGGGAAGATATACACGCGCGAAAGGCTACCGCTCACAGAGAGCGCGCTTTACCGCCGTCAGGGTGAGGTGTCGACTTGGGTGGTAGCGCTCCAAGGCGAAGTGCGGCCGTCACCTTGGCTGAAAGAGACCTCCACATCGACGCTAGTGCCGTAAGGAACGTATTCGGTCACCAGCGATACGCCGGGGCCAGGATCGGCATCGCCGTACTGCCGCTCGCTCCACGCACCGGAACCCACTCGCCAGCGCGCATACCAAGTCAGGTCATCGCGGACAGGACCGTTCGCAGTGATGCGGATGCGCACGCCCTTGACTGAACTGCCGGCCAGATCGTCGCTTTGGCCGATGTCTGAATAGTCGGCATAGGCGCTGATGATGGTGGGCTGTGCAAGCGGTTCGCCAGCCACGCGATCACCCACCGGCGCGGGCTCGCCCTCCTCAGTGACGGGGTTCCAAGTATCGACGCTAGGAGTGACAGCCACCCAATCAAACGTAACGCCCAGCGTCTGCATATCCTTCTGTGGAGAAGTGACGATTTCGGCGATGCCGCTATAGAAGGTAGCGCCGGCCTCCACATGGTTCAGCATGATATATCGCTGGCCGATGACCGACATGCCTTCGTAGTTCGTCGTGATGGTACCGCGATCAGAAGCATTCTGCCTCGCCATAACCCGTTTCGCCAACCGCCGATTTTGAGAATAGCTGGGGGTCTGCGCCGCAAAACCGGTGCTGTTCTCACGGCCGAGCAAGGATATGCTATCCTCATCGCGCCAAGGGGTTGTGTCCACCTCGTTGTAATCGTGCGCTTCCGATATGTAGCTGACGACCAGTTCGTTGTAGAGATCTTCGTCCTCGACAAAGCCCTGATGGCGCGCGTTGACGATTTGATCCGGGCCAATCGTCACGCTGGGCGGATAGAGCCGGCCTGAGTAGACGATGTAGCGCCCAAGGGCGTCCTGGGAGTACCAGCCATCGAAGGTCTTGAGGATTTCGCCGATGATCTGCGCCGGCTCGCTGGTCATGTCGTAGAGGATGGAGCAGCGATAGCGGCGTTCAGTGGTACCGTCTTTGAGCGGCACTTGCTCATCACAGTGGTTCGCCGCCGCAATCCAGTAGTCGATAACGGGCAAAATTTGGGTGCGGTAGTCCACCCTCCGGTCAGTCAGCAGATACCACAGAAGTCCTAGCACCGGATTGTCCAGCAGCGGATCGGCCTTGACCCACGTGGAGGTGTCGTAGGCATCCATGTTGCCATCGCGCGGGTCGAACAGATAGTTCATGTCGAACACGGCCGAAAGCACCACCTGATCGCCCTGCGGGTAGACCTCCAAGAAGTCATCGCTTTTTACCGGCTGCTTGATCAGGTAACCCGATGTAATGCCGTCACCACGGTGACTGTCGGTCCATATGCCGGGGAGCTGCTGAACGACGGGCGCAAACGCTGTTTCGGTAGGCAATCCAAGGTTGAAGCCGGCCGTAACCTTGCCCGTCTTGTAGCGGCCGTCGTCCAATTCTTGCACCACGCCACTGCCGAGTGTCACCTTGTCGTCGTTAAGGTACACCTGTCCGACAGCGTGCGAACGTCCGTCCAGGAATGCCAAGACGTCGACCGTCACCCCTTTGCTGTTGGTCTCGAACAGCATGACCTTGCCATACACCCTGCGTCGGCCGATCCCTTTTGTGCGGGTCGGTGTCGGATCCTTCTTCTGGGTGGTGGCTGCGTCCGGCTTGGGCGCGGAGGGGGCGAAGAGCAGGGTCACGACGTTCGTAGCAATCAGGCTAATACCCGGAGCGATCAGCCCCTGCGCACCCGGCACCAGCAGGCCAACTGTCACCAAAGCTGCACCGATGATTGCGCCGACGAACTTACCCACGACGCCACACCGCCACGACATTGCTGGCGGGTAGTCGCGCCGTGACAAGGCCCCGTTCGGTCAACAGCGCCCACTTCTCACCAGTATAGATGCCGCCAATTTCGTCCTCGCCATGAGGGGTGACAACGCGAACCACGCCGATATCCCCGGCTTGTGGCTCGACCGAAAGCTGCATCTGATCACCGATGACGCCAGCCCAAACATCGGAGAGCGGTCTCCCATGGGTGCTGTATTCGGCAGGCAAGGCAATCCCCGCCCAGCGCGCTGGCCACGCCGAACAATCGTGCACGCCGTCCTTCCAGGGCGTACGCGCGCCTTGCACCAGATACTCACCCAGCGTCATGCAGGGCCAAACCGGCGCGTGGTTCCGGCCGATATCCCGGCGACGTGGGAGCAAAACTGATCGGTGGGCGAGCGCTTGGCTTGGTCAGCGGCAGTAAAGAAAGCGAGGCGCGGGTTCGCCAAAAAGGTGTCGGCACTCGCCATCGATAGAGATACCGTCCACTGACGGCCGTTATCCACTTGAGTGGATTCCGTAATAATGACGCCGCCGCGCCCAGCCCACTGCCACTTGATGGGAGCGGCTTGCTGCCAGACATCGTCGAACTCGATCAGCCCGATATTTGCCGGGGCACCGCGAACGCTCTCACGATCCTCGTTGGCGAGCCTCAGCATGCCCGGCGTGACGCCGGACACCTTCACCTCGATACGGTCAGCCTCACCATTGATAAGCTGCTTGAGCGTAGGCATATTGATCAGTTCGCCGGCTCCGCTCCAATCGGCGCCCGAAGGATCAAGACCGTCGCCCGACGTGCGCAGCGGACCGAAGCCGCTCCACAGGTAAACAGGCGGATCGCAAGCCATGCGAAACAACACGGAGACGCGGTGACCGGACATCAGGTTGTCCGGAACCTTTGGGCGCGACGAACAGCCCCGGGCGCATCTCGCATGGACTGACCATAGGCTGCTTGACCGGCGCGCGCTGCGCTCTGGTCGGAGATGCGCTGCATGTCGGCGTAGAGCTCTTTTGTCACCACAGCGCCGCGCAAGTTGAACTGGGGAGCATGCACGATGGTGGTCCCGCCGCCACGCGATGCAGCATTCATCCGCCCCAGTGGAATGATCGTGCCGGACTGGTCTGGCATGAACCCTTCGACCCGCCCAGCGCCGGCCGCTTCATTCACCCGATAGAGTGATCCTGCATTGACCCGGCCACCGGAAGCTCGAGCCCCACCAAACAGGCTGGCACCAGCACTGATGAGGGAGCCAAGCACACCGCCGCCGCTTTCGCCGCCCGCCGCGCCGGCAAGGGCATCCGCCAGCGGCTTCATGATGACTTGTTGAATGAACAGATTGAGCAAGCCGGTAATCAGCGGGTCTTTGGTTCCGATTGCCTTCTGCAATGCGCTGGAAATGCCGTCCTGAACATGCTGCAGTTCGTCGACGACATAGCCCTCGACCTGATCGCCAATGTCGGTTTCACCCAGCTTGCGAGCGTATCCTTGCAGCGGGCTCTCGTTGTCCTGGGCGACCTTGGCGCGGTCGTAGCCACGCAGCTCGGGCAGGAGGGCTAAACGATCACGGGCGATCTTCTTCTGCGCCTCGTTGGCCTCTTTGCTGGCAAGAACGCCTTTGAGATCGACCTGCTCCTGCTCATAAGCCAGATCCACCAAGCGCAACTCGACCTCCCGGCGCTCCTTACGAATGTCGGTCAATCCCTCTTGGGCGCGCAGGATGTCTTGCTCGTTCTTGAACCCCGCCTGCGCTACGTCGAGGGCATCACGGCGGTTCGCTTCGTCCGCGATCTGCTGGGCGCGCTGGCTTTGGAGGCGCGCGATCTCGTTAGCCGCCGCCGTTCGCTGGGTGAATTCCTGCTGGCTCAGCTTGCCGAGTTTCTCCTGTGTTTCGGCATCGGCAACACGCTGCTTACGTTGGCTCTCGATGTCGGCCAGGTTGAACGCCAGCACGTCGTTTGCGGCGACTGCCAGAGCGGCCCGTGCAGCGTTGATGTCGTCCTGTAGCTGGGCAGCGTCGCGCACTTTGGCTGCATCATCACGGATTGCTTTCTCGCGCTCGCGTTCGGCCTTCTTAGCGTTGGCTTCGGCACTGCTTGGGCCGCCACTGCGCCGCCCACCCGCGCCACCGGACGAGGCAGATGGGGTAGCGGGCTTCGAAGGTGCTGTGCGCTGGACAGGTCGGCCGAACCGATCAAGGTAGGGGCTGATCAGCGCGTTGACGGCGCGCTCACCCTGCTCACCACGAAGGCGGGATTGAGCCTTCTGTTGACCGGCACGATAGCGGCCTTGGAAGTTGCTGCCCTTGATCCCGAGCGCCCGGCTAAGCGGATCATCGGCGAAGTAGGCGGTCACCTTGTCGATCTGTCCAAGGGACTTGTCGATATCCCGCCCTATGTCGACGCCCTTGAAGCCACCGCTGAGGAAGTCGAACAATCGCTGACCCTCTGCAAACACCGGCGCGAAGGCGGACACCAGACCCTCGATATCAGCACGCGCGGAGATACCGAATTCTTCCGCGCTATGCTCCAGATCGCCAAACCCAGACGCACCATCAGACACAAAGTTTGCCAGCGCCGTCGAAAACTGCCCGCCCCGATCAAAGGCACCGAACGTGATGATCGCCGCATTCGACACTTGGGTCATCGCCTGATCGAACGTGACCGGAAGCTCACGGAATTCAGCATCGATGCCGGCGGTGAACTTAGTGTTGGTCAGCGCGTTCAGCAGTTTATCGGCAGTGAGTTTGCCTTCCTCCCCGAGCTTGCGAACCTGCCCGATCGAGACGCCCATGCTTTCCGCGAACAGGCGGCCCAGACGAGGAGATGCCTCAAGGATGCTGTTCAGCTCGTCGCCGCGCAAGACGCCAGAGGCAAGCGCTTGCCCGAATTGCAGAGTGGCCGAAGCCGCTTCGTTCGCATCCGCACCGCCGATCTTGAGTGCCTTGCTGAACGTCTCGGTGGCACGCGCAGCATCGGCTTGGTCAGCCCCTAGCTCCTTGGCTCCGCGCGAGAAGTTGCCATAGAGAGAGGCCGTCTCCTCAAGTCCCGACCGCGTATCGGCGGCGATCTTCTGCACGTCTTTCTGCGCTTGGCTGAAGCTGCCGAAGCCGGCAGTGGCGAGCCGCAACTGTGCGTCGAGAGACTTGGATGCATCGGCGATATCAAGAAACTGCTTGGCCAGAGCCAGAGCCGACACGCCGGCAAAAGCAGACCCCGCCAATTTCAGAATCTTATTGCCTGATGAGGATAAGGCATCCTCAGCCGCCTTGGCTGCTCGGATTTTGTCAGCCGCCGCTTTTTCCGCAGCCTTAGCCGCAGCCTGTTGCGCTTTCTGCTCATCACGTGCGGCCTTTTCCGCAGCGCGAGCTGTTCTATCCGCCTCAAGCCGAGCTTCCTTGGCGGCAGCTAACTTAGTGCGGTTTGCACGCTCCTCAATGATTGCAGCCTCTTGTACGGCGCGAGCCTCTTCGGCTGCTGCTGTCGTGGCCGCCTTTGCAACTTGCTCTTTTGCCGCCTCAACCTTGGCAGCTGCTTCTTTTGCAGCGGCTGCTAAGCGCTCTTCTGCATCGCGCTGCACTTTTTCAGCAGCCGCCATGGCTGCTGCGGCCTTTTCCGCAGCTACGCTTTCGGCCTGCTTAGCCGCCATCAAGGCTTGAGATTCGTCCTTTGCGGAATTTGAGGCGCGTTCGAAAGCCGCAATCATGCGGTCAGCTGCTTGATTGATCGTGTCCGCCAGGCGGATACTTGACTTCTCTTGTCGCTCTAGAAGTTGATCTACGGTGCTGGTAGTTTGCTTGATGGTGGCTTCGTATTGCCCCACGTCAGCACGAAGCTGCAAGGTTACGGGGTCGATCTCTGGCATGCGCTTACGCTACGGATCAGCGCTTGGCGGGTTTACCGCCGTCATTGCCCATCAGCCTAGCACGCATCACCGCGTTCAGCCGCTCTGAAGGCTCACCGGCCGGTTCAGCAGCACCCGGCGCATCATGGGCATCGTTGTGAGCCTCCAGCGCCTCAAGGTAGCCCGACAGGGACAAGCGCTCCCAGTTCACCCCCAACGCGCCGCAGTTGGCGATCAACTGGCCTTTGGAGAACGGTTGCGCTTTCTGGCGGGTTTGACTTCGGCTTTTTTTTTGAGCTGTATGCCGTAGATCGCAGCGTGCAGGATACGCCAAGCAGTCACGACGCCTTCGGATAGCGGACGCGCGGGATAGGTGTACTGGTCGACGAGCTGGCCGGCGCGGATTGGGCCGACTTCCTTCTCCTCGCCATCCACCATGCCGCTGTTGCCGCCCTGAAGCGCTTGGCGGATCGTCTCGCGAACATCCGAGATCATGGCGGAGCCACCCCCTGCGAAGGTGAATCCGCCCTCCGCGTCAACGCCGATTGAGGCGCGCAGGCGCTCTTCAATGACGAGAATGGATGTGTCGGCGCATTTGCGCTCAAGGGCGATGATCTGAGGCAGTGGAAGCCAGAAGCGGTATATGCCGTCACCGAAGGGAAGCTCAACCGCAGTGTCCATGATTAGGTCGGCGCGCCCTCGGTCCAGATGCCGTCGCTCGCGAGCGTCACCTCGGCCGTGCCTTCATCGCCAATCGACGAGTTCGCGGCGGTGAGGTTGAAGGGGCCGTTGATGACGTGGATGATATCACCCGCATCGGTATCATCGTACTTGCCGAGTTCGACGCGGTAGTTCTTCGACTTACCCAGTGCCGCATTGTAGCGGGCGATGTCGGGGATGTTGATGGCACCCGAAGCGGTGATGTCCATCTGCTTGCCCGTGGTGCGGCTTCGGCGGAACGGCACGCTGCCAGGCTTGGCGCAATCGCGACGGAAGCGATCGTTGGTGTTGGCGGTCCGATTGATGCCCACGGTGTCCATGCCACAAAGGATCGTGAACGCTTCAGGCTGCGCACCGTCACCAATGTAAACGACGGCGAAATCGGCCTCGACTGGCAAACTCATAGGGCGCTCCGATACAACATCGGGCAAACCCTATGGCGGATCAGTCCTTGTGCTTACCGCCGTCAATCGCGAACATGGTCCCACGTATCTCGTCGGGATCGTCCATCGCGTTCGACAAAGGAATCATCTGCACCCGTTGCGCCAAGTTCGGCAGGTCCGACATCTCCAATCGGCGCACCATGCTTGTGATGTTCGCCCCATCCAGCACGCCATCGCGCTGCAGTTCGGCGATCAGGATCATGAGGAGATCAAGCGTAGGGTCGGGCGCTTCCACACTTTCGCCTACCATGCGCTGGACTATTCTGCCAGCACCCGCGCGTTAATCTGCCCGAACCAGTGCCAAGCGTCCGGCTCGGCGTCCCGGAGCATCTGCGT